TTTGATTCTTCAATGGATTCTTTCTCGTCTTTTGATTCTTCAATGGGTTCTTCCTCGTCTTTTGATTCTTCAATGGATTCTTTCTCGTCTTTTGATTCTTCAATGGATTCTTTCTCGTCTTTTGATTCTTCAATGGATTCTTTGGATTCATCTTCATCTAAATTATCAGACTGGGCATTGATAAAATGTTTCAACAATACATTTTGAATAATCAGTTCATCAGAATTATTAGCACCACTTATAGATTGCAATAATTCTTTGTTCTCTATTTTTTGAATGAGTTCTTTGTTATCTTTACTTAATTTTGTTCGGTTAAGTTCTCGATTACTTCTCATTGATTTGATTTCGTTTATATAGTTATTTAATGTTTGTACGTATTTCAACCATTTTTCATGGCGTTTCCACGGTACAATAAGAGTTACATTGTTATCATTATCAGTTAGTTTGATTTCAACAGAAGGTTTGCATAATGGTTTCCCGTCTATTATTTCACAACGATGATTAGGTGGGCATTTGGTCAATTCGCCTTTTTCATTTATTCCACAGGGAATGTCTTCGCCATTACCACCGTTATGAGATTTGTATTTTTTGCGAGTACCACCGTTTTTATTTACTTTTCTTCGTGTTGCCATGTAAGTAATTGAAATATAAGTATATAGTTTATAGATATATTTCTTTATTTTACTGCGTATTAAAATACATCAAGGGGAATTTTTCGAGTGTTTTGTAAATATTTGTAAGAACACGTTTTTTTTCTAAATTATAAGAACGTATTACATTTATACAGTCTTGATACGATTTCCATTCCATTTTCCCCACTTCAGAACGTTGAAATTTGTTCATTTGTAGTGTATCATTCGTATTCATGAAAGCAACAAAGTATTTGTGTTTATACGATTTGTAATTGGAACCTGTAAAAATTTCGTCAAACGGTAAGATGTTTTCTATATTATGAATGCTGTTTTTAGAATAACCGGTTTCTTCGCAAAATTCACGAATAGCACAATCATAATCTTTTTCCTGAAAATTACGTCTGCCTTTGGGAAATCCCCATTCTTGTTCTTCCCACACAATGTCTTTACACTCATCAATAATGTCATTCAATGTATATTTTATATTTTTGATAAGAATGCCTTTACGTAACAAATTGAATTTTTCTTTCGAAGAGGCCTCTTCATTTTTGTATTGTCCGGATAAATTGTTATTTCCCCACACTTTAATCCACAATTCCTGGAAAGAGAGAGTTTTCAACAATTCCCGTTCATTCGCGGTCATTTGAAATATCATATTTTTGATATAATCTTTGTTATTAATAGAATATTTACCTCTCATAAAATCAATGAATCCGAGTGTATCCTTCCTGCGAATCATAAGAAATTGAACATCATTGTTGTGTATGCGAAATGCAACTATTCCTGCACTGGTAATAGGTGTTTTGCATTGATTATATAAATGGCCTTTTTTGCCACAATTATTGCAATAAAATTCAGACATAATAATTAGATTAAACTACTAGAATACTAAAAACAAATATCTTTATATATCTATAATATAACCATGTATTTCGACCCTGCCGTATGGGGACCACATTATTGGTTTTTTTTACATACAATAGCAGAATCATATCCGATGCACCCAAATGAAGTAACAAAAAGGAAATATTATGATTTGATTCAAAATTTACCAATATTTATTCCAATAGATGAAATCGGAAATTATTTTAGTCGATTATTGGATAAATATCCCGTAACCCCCTATTTGGATAACCGAGAATCATTTGTAAAATGGATGCACTTCATACACAATAAGGTGAACGTACATATTGGTAAGCCAGAAATATCTTTACCCATGGCACTGGACATGTATCGAGAGGCCTACAAACCGAAACCAATATATTTAGCCGAAAAAATCAATTGGCGGAGACATTATTTACATATATTTTTGATTGCAGTATTATTGATTCTTATCTATATTTGGTATGAATGACATTAATTTCTCATAATATTATAATTATTATGAGATTTGAGTTGATTTTGATATTGGTTGCCGTATTTATCATGGCAAATATATACACAGATGGAAAATACACTAAGATGCTATTATCTTGGAAAAAATATTATCAAATGGCGGGTGTTGCATTTGCGGCGTTGATGATATATATATTGTTGAAGAAGAATCCACTACGTGCACATCAAATTGTATCTGCATCAAATGACTATATCAAATATTTACCTATTGATAAAAACACGTCTAATATTATATCGCCCATTTTGGATTTCACATCCAAACAAAATTTCACCAACAATCAATACCAAAGTCTAGATGGTGGAGGCTACAATTATCCTATTGTTTCTATGAATCAACAACAGGCCGAAACTCGTATTTTGAATTCAGGAAAGAAATCCACAAAACGTTCGGTTAGTGAAACAAAAAAGAAATTTGTAGCAGCTAGACAAGATTGGAAATGCGGAAATTGCAAAAATAAACTATCTGCGTGGTTTGAAGTCGACCATAAAACACGTTTAGAATACGGCGGTAGTAACCATGTCGATAATTTAGTTGCATTATGTCGAGAATGTCATGGTGAAAAGACCGCCATGGAAAATCTATGAGTGAAAATATAAGCGGATTGATTTAGAACCAAATTGTTATTATAATGAAAAATATTATAACAATTTATAATAAGTAATGGTAAATATAATCAATTCATTGAATAATGATACATATTTGTATGTAAATATAATACTTTTTTTGATATTGACATTGGTTGTGGTATCTGATATGAAAACGGTATATAGTGAAAATGACGACCCACATCGAAGTCCACGCAAAGAAAAAACAAAATTGGCATTAGCCTGTACCGGAGCATTAGGTGTATTGGCTTATATAACCGTGTATTTTTCTTCAACCAATCTGGAAAATTGGCACAAATATTACTACATGTTTTTAGGTGGGTTAGTTACAGTTTATGGATATCTCACATTTTCGTATAATATGGTATTCAACAAAACAATGAAAATTATGTTGGCACTTATTGTTATTGTTGGTTTAGCCATGGTTTTTGATATATTTGCAAATTATTTCAAATCATTGCGAGGTATAGCCAGTTTTGTGACGTATTTGATTTTTTACATTCCCTGTATGGTATTGGATTTTGTAAAATATATTATCAATGAGTTCCGAATGACAACTCGTCCCTTTTTAGTATTGTTTTTTGTAGAAATTTTGTTGATATTTTTGTACATTCAATTACCCAAAATGTTGGTCCAACTCTCTATGAAAGATGGAGTTAGCATTATGAGAGATTATGCTTATTTGAATTCGGAGAACATCATTCCTATGAATGAAGTGGTACTCATGGATACAAAAACAACAGATATAGCTAGTGAGATGAAAAGCCAAATTCGTAGTAATTATGGTTTATCTATGTGGACATATTTGAATAATTATTCTACAAGTATGAGTGCCTACAATAAAGAATCATTGATATTTGACTATGGAAATGGAAAACCTAAAGTAACCTTATTTAACGATGAAAAACAACCGAATACAATGGATGTATATCGTATTTATTTTTCAGATAAGTTAAATACAACTAATCACAATGAGAACTTTTATGAAATAAAACTACCTAGTCAGAAATGGAATCATTTGTTTTTCAATTACACACCCAGACATGTAGATTTCTATGTCAATGGCAAATTGGAGAGAACCTATTATTTGAAAGAAAATATACCTACATATAAAGAGAGTGATGTGGTTACGGTCGGTAGTGAAAACGGACTAAGCGGTGCCATTGCCAACATACGTTATTACAAAAAGAATTTGTCTTCTAGAGAAGTCGCCAATGTATACAATGTTTCTATGAATGGCGACCCGCCAGTAATCAAATTTTTGAAGTAAGCAGTGGAAACAAAATTATACATATGACAAACAAAAATATAAATACGTATTTTATTTATATTTTATATGGTCGTCGCGGATATTGTACTGGGGTGTAGTTTTGGAGATGAAGGTAAAGGAAAAGTAGTCTATAATTTGTTGAAGAAGGATGGATATGACCTGTGTGTACGATTTAATGGGTCTGGAAATGCGGGTCATACTGTTTATGATAATGGTCAGAAATATGTGGTACATCAGTTGCCGGTCGGTATATTGATGCCAAAAGTGTACAATCTAATATCTAGTGATAGCTTAGTAGATATAAATCGTTTGAAAAAGGAAATAAACGAAATAAGAAGCAAAGGGATTGAAATTGAAGGAAGATTGTTTATGAGTAAAGCATGTCATATTATTACAACTGATTGCATAAATTATGATAAAGCAAATAACAAGATAGGCACCACTGGTTCAGGTATTGGACCAACTTACTCACAAAAAATGTTACGGGTAGGAAAGCGGGTAGAAGACTATGCAGAAGAAATAGCGGCATTAGGTATCAAGATTGTGGACATGCGTAAATTTTGGTTCTCGGATTTTGTAAATGAAAACATAAAGAAAGTTCTATTGGAAGGAGCCCAAGGTTTTGAACTCGATATAAATTGGACAAATAATTATCCTTATTGCACATCTTCGACATGTACACTCGGTGGAGCGATTAATACTGGGATTTCTATACACAATATCCGGAATATTTATGGTATATCAAAAGCATATGATACTTATGTTGGTACAATGCAATTTCAGCCAGAAGAATACGCAGAAGATTTGAACAAAATAGCAGAACATGGTAAAGAATATGGTACAACAACAGAAAGAAAACGACAATGTAATTATTTGAATATAGATAATTTGATAGAATCACTCAAAATAAATAGTTGTACGACATGTATAATCAATAAAGTTGATATTTTAGAGGATTTGAACATATTCAAATTATATAGTGACGGGGTTCTCAAAGAATTCGAAAACATGGATGAAATGAAAGCATTTTTAAGAAATAAATTGAGTTTTTTGAAAGAAATCGTTTTTTCAAGTAATCCAGTTTCTATTTAATTTGGTACTGTAGAAGAAGTTAAAGATTTTTATAATGAGTTAATTATAAAAATGTCCGATTTTGAAACTGTCATCAATGGTAGATATAAAGCGCCAGTATTATCTAAGATATGGTCTCCTGAAAATCGAGTGAAAACTATGCGTAGTTTGTGGTTGAACTTAGCCATTGTTCAGAAAGAGTTGGGTGTGAAATCAATATCAGACGATGCCTTAAGAGAATTGGAAGAAAATAAAGATACGATTGATTTTAGTCGAATTGCTGCTATAGAAAAAGAATGTAAACATGATATTTTTGCGCATATAAAAGCATACGCTGAATTATGTCCAAATGGCGGGAAAATTATTCATTTGGGTGCCACCAGTAATTATATAAATGACAATGCAGATTCTATTTTGATAAAAAACAGTTTTGTATTTATCGAGCAAAAGTTAGATTCTCTGATTTTATCAATGAAAGCAAATTGTAACAAATATTCGGATATTCCGACAATTGCGTATACACATCTGCAGCCAGCACAATTGATAACAATTGGAAAGCGATTTTCTATGTGGTTACAGGATTTTAAAATGGACCGAAATCTGTTGAAGCAAATAGTTATACCGTTTCGAGGAATAAAAGGCACGGTTGGTACAGAAGATACATTAATGAAATTATTTGATGATGATATTCAAAAATGTGACAAGTTAAATGAAAGATTAAAATCAATATATGGTTTTGAGAAAAATATCAAAGTATGCGGTCAAACCTATTCACGCAAATACGATGTAGAATATATTCATTTATTGAGTAGTATTTGTCAAAGTATTTACAAGTTGATGAATGATATCCGATTATTGTCTGGAAAAAAAGAAGTATTTGAAGAGTTTACAGAAAAACAGGTAGGTTCTTCTGCAATGCCATACAAAAAAAATCCAATACAATGTGAGAAAATTTGTTCATTATGTAGGTATGTGATAAATCAGGAATTGAATATAAACCAAACGTATATTAATCAGTGGTTAGAGCGTTCTTTGGACGATTCTGCTATTAAACGAATTCTTTTTCCAGAATGCTTTTTATTAGTAGAATACATATTAGAACAAACAATACATATTATTGATAATTTACATTTCAATATTGATTGGATTCATAACGAAGTGCAAAAACACATGATGAATGTAATATCTGAAGAATTAATCATAAGTGGTGTCGAAAAAGGAATGAATAGACAGGACTTACACGAACGACTACGAATAATTTTGACATCTAACAACCCATGTATTGAGAACATATACAAAGACAGTGTATTACGCGGACTATTGAAAGAAGTTAGTCATTATAACCCATTAAATTATATTGGTAGAAGTATTGAACAATCGAATATAGATAACTGAAAATACAATTAGTTGTAATTATTTTGTGATTATTTAATATACATGTCAACCGTTGTCATAATTTTAGCAGTAATTGTCATATTATTGATATACATACTATATCGTTTTTTGAAAGCAGCAGAAGTTGAGTTGACTGCTTCTGCAAACATGAACGATGATATTACCGCCATGCCCATTATGACGAATCCTACCAGTACAAAATACGCATACGGCTTATGGATTTATGTCAATTCCTGGCAAATGGGCACACCTAAAACATTGTACTCAAGAGACAACAATATTAAATTGTATTTAGATGCAAATAGTCCTACTTTGAAATGTGATATTTACATGTCGAATGATACCTATAAAACCATTGAAATTACAGATAATTTCCCGGTTCAGAAATGGGTTCACATTATAGTTAGTGTAGACAACCAATATGCCGATTGTTATTTAGACGGTAAATTAGTAAAATCTGGTCGTGCCTATTCTGAAGATAGTACAGGCAGTGGCATACAAACCCCAAAACAACCCCCTGTTGGTGGAAAGGAAGGAACGAAAATGAAATTAGGAGGGGGCACTCGTTTTGATGCCTATGTATCTCGTTTCAAACATTGGTCTTCTGCTATTAACCCTGAAACCGCATGGGCAACCTATATGAAAGGAAATGGTCAGGGGGTAATGAAGAATATGTTATCTGCTTATGGTTTAGACGTATTGATTAAGAAAGACAATGTTGAACAAACCAAATTTACATTATTTTAATTTCTAACAAATCGTTTTATACTTATATATTATATTATATAACGATTATGAATTTTCAACCACAGCAACAACCTATAACAAATCCATCGCAAATGCAGGATACCGTTAAAAATATTGGTGATAATCTTAGCACTTCTATACAGTCAGTTACTTCCTCCATTCAGAATTCAGTAAGCGGATTCTCAGACCAGGCACAGGCATCTATAGATGCAACATCAGAAGCATCCTCTGGATTTTTAGAATCAAACACACTGTTCGCAAAATTTGCATTTATTATCTTGATAGTAATTGTATTCATGTTTCTACTTAGTTTAGGAATAATGTTAATACAATATTTTTTGACGCCTTCTAGTAACCCTTATTTAGTAAAGGGTATGGTGGACGGTAGTGCAGGTATTACAATACCACAGGACCCTGGAAATAGTGAATCTATATTGATAAAACGCTCTAACAATGAAGAAACTGGATTAGAATTTACCTGGTCTTCCTGGATATTTATCGATGATTTACAGGTAGGAGACGAGTATCAAAAATTCCAGCATATATTCCATAAAGGTAACGATTCCTACGATGTTGACGGAATTGCAACTGTCACCAATGGTCCAGGACTGTATTTGAAACAAAAGGTAAGTACAGATGCTTCTGAACCGAATACCGCTTCTATTTATGTTGTTATGGACACTAAAACTGGTAAAACCTACAATGCGGAGAATGCTTTAGAAATAAAAGATATTCCTCTCAAAAAATGGGTCAGCGTTATTATCCGCATGAAGAATACAGTTATGGAAGTGTATGTGAATGGAACTGTATCTGGTCGATTACAATTTCGCGAATTACCTATACAAAATTATTATGATGTGAACGTAGGTAAAAATGGCGGATTCTTAGGAAAACTATCTAATTTGAGATATTACAAAGAAGCGTTGACGATTTTTGATATCAACAACATTGTATCCGCTGGTCCTGATATCCGCACATTCCGTTTCGATGCGAAGAAGATGAGCGATTACAATTATATTTCCAATATGTGGTATACAAATAAATTGTACTAATAAAATGTAATTGATATTTATAAACAAATAATTTTATAAATGTCTAATTCCACCATACAAACCGCGTGTGAACAACGCAAAATAAGTATGCAATTCAATATACCCCCAGTAAGAAACGAACTAGTTTCTCCTTACCCTGAGTTTACTTCCGCCCAGTTGAATATGCGCAGAAAAGTGGAAGTATTAAAATATGCAAAACAATCTTCCCAATCACGCAAAATGACGAGCAAAGAACAACAAGCACAAATATTACGGGGTAATTATAGAGGAAATACCCTATTTTGTCCAGATGATTACAAAATATCTCATTCATCGAGTGCATCTGGTGTACCTGGACCATATGTCCAACTTGTAGAAGATAAATCTGTTCCCTTATATAACTATTTACCAAATCGTTTGGCAAACGCGGTAGAAGTGGGAGAAGACAATACAGAATGGTCTATTTATGTATTATCCAATGTATCATGTCCCGCTGGTCTCAATAATGTTACTAATATTTCTACCTTGCTTATTCGTGAGGCTATTAAAAAAAATGTGTATACATATACATATACTGCTCCTATTGTATATACTATTCAAGGTACCAGCATACCAATAGATACGAGCGGTGTAATATTCAAGATTGACTTGAACAATATTTCGACCAAAATATATTACGGTTCAAACACAATTGCGAATAATACGTCGGCATTGAGTTTTCCTACAAATGCGTTTCAAATAACAT